ATCATAAGCGATATGTAATCTACCTTGCTCAGACCAAACTACTTGATCAGATGCCATAGGCATTTCTGCTCCAACCATACGTAAGAATCCTGTGATCGTTCTGTTTCCATAACGTTCAATTTCTTTCTCATATACTTCTGGTAAAAATTGTTGTGTCCAAGACATATCCGCTAAAGACAAATAGTTGTCTCCGAATAACCCTTTTACAGGCCTTGGTGTTAAATGCGATAAGTTCGCTAAAGATGCTGGTGCTGTTGCAAATCCTGCCATAATTTTTGTTATTTAATGTTTTTAAAACTTTTTATTTTTAATTTTGAATCAGATTTTCCTGAATCCACTGATCGCACTTTCCACCCACCTTCTGTTTTAACGCCTTCATGAACACCTCTCGCGCCCATTTGTACGTTTTTAGATTTGGATATGCTAGCTTTCATAGCGTCGGCTTTACCCTGCTCATAGAAATGCTCTGCAATCGAGTCTGAATTCATAGCTGTGAATAGTCCTTTATGATAACCCTTAGCATCTGACATTTCGTTATCTTTGTTCAAGAACTTCTTGACAAAATTGTTGATGTCGCTTTGGTTTGTCTTTACGGACGATGCGTCTTTAACTTTATAACGGAATTTTTTGTCTCCAACTTGATAATCAAAACCTTTGAAATCGTCATTGAAAACACCTTCCGTCTTATTTAAAAACGTTTGTGATTGCTTCTCAGCTAATTGAGTTGCTGCTTCGTTTTCTTTTGTATAGCGATTGAAAAAATCTACCGCTTTCTTTTGTTCAGGAGCTAATTTAGAACCTCCTTTTATTTCTTCGTAATATTTAGACTTCATTCCGTCTAAATGATTCTTTGCTTTTGCTAACTCTTCTCTGTGAGCTAGTTTTTTACGTCGTACATCTCTTTCCTCGTCGATATCTTCATCAAATGAGAAGTTATCCTCCATCATAAAATCGATATCCTCTCTGTCTAAATGAGGTTTCGTGTTTTCGTAGTACTCTCTAAGTAACTGAGTTTCGTCTAACTGACTGTAATCTTGGTTAAGCCTTACATAGTCCTCTAACGTCCCATTAGTTTCGTTCATAAAATCAACAACCTTCTGAAGATTTTCTGGTAATGGAACCCCTTTCTCTTGTTCAACAACTGCTTGCTGAATTTCTTCTGTGATAGTTTCTACTTGCTCAACTACTTCCTCCTCTGTTATCTCTTCAATTATTGACTCCTCTATTACCTCTTCAACAGTTGCTTCTGGAACAACAGTTGCTTCCGGAGTGGTTTCTAGCACCTCTTCTTCTACGGGAGCTAATGTTACTTTAGGAATATCTTCCTCTACAGTTTCGTCTTGGGTGTTAAATTTACCCATATCTAGCTTAATGTTACCATCATCGCTTACCGACACTGGATTTGTTTCGTCAACAGTCGTTTCAACTGTTTCTTCTTGGTTTTTTGGCATGATAAAATATTATAAAATTAGTGTTACTCTTATTATTACCTAGGTTCGAACCCTCCTAAGTCAAATCCACCGCCCATTATATCATTTCCTGATGATTCGAAGTTTGTAGCGGGCGCATCATTTTGTCTTTGTGCAATCATTTCGCTTTGCTGGGTGCCTTGGATTCTTGTTCTTTGATCTTTGCGATCTTCCATTTCACCTTCTTTTCTCTTAGCGTTATCAACTTCAATACCTTTAAGTTTCATATTGTATTGAAATTCTATTTCCATCAATTGCTTCTTAGCATTTACTTCTACACCTATTCTCTTTTCTTCAATATCTCCTTTTAACTGCTCTAGTTGAGCTTTAGTAGAGAATAATGCTTGATCTTTTTGTATCTCCGCTTGAGCAGCTACTTGTTGTGCTTGTGCATTAGCATCAGCTTGAGCCTGTATGTTTGCTTGATTTTCAGCCTGCAAACGTTCTTGACGTTTCTTTTGCTTGACTTTTAACAATTGATTAGCTAATTTCAAGTTAGCTACTTGTCTAATGTCTATCGCATCAGATAAATCAATCAATCCGCTACTTAAAGCGATTTGTAAGTTGTTTTCCAACACTGCTTTTTGTTCGTCGTCTGGTTGTAATTCTAACGAGATACCAAAATCATGTAGATGTAGGTCTTTTAATTCATCTAATACAGCCACGTTAAATCCTCCGATCTTTTGAATGAAAGATTCTTTTGCTGGGTGGTATTCTAAGATATCAGATATTCTTAATGATAAACATTCGGCTGTCTCTCTTGTTAAGTATAAACCTGAATCTAATATATGTCTTGTTGCTGTGTTTGAGTTTGCTGCAGCTAATTTCTGAACACCTACTAATGCTCTCGCATCTGGAGTTGAGCCGTCTTTAGCTTCGTTTAATCCCGTTACATCTCTTATCATTTGTAGATAGTAGTTGTAAGTAGATATTAATGTTTGTAATTTTTGACCTCCACTACCAGTAGGAACTTCTTGAATAGGTACTTTACCTGGATTCATATCCCCCTCTTGAGTAAACGATCTACCAATGATAGAACCCGTTTGGAAAAACATGTTTAATGCTTCCTGCGGATTATAGTTTGTACCATTACCTAAATCGACTTCATTAATTCCATCAGCGTCCAAGAATACACCATCTGGTATCATTCTCTGTAATACTTGCTGTAATTTTAAGTGTGTTAACTGAACCATATCAGCAAAACCAGTACACTTACTGACTAGCGATTCTATCCTGCCTTTATACATTCTGGGTGCAGTAATAGCGTAATTCATTTTAACTTTAGTAGAATCACTTTTAGGGCGCATCATATTCTTTGCCATCTCCCACTTAAGTAATATATCTGTACCTACAACTAAAACGCCTTCGTATAAGACCTCTAAAGATCTTGACATCTTACCAAATTGCTCTTCAAACTTTTCAATAGGAGGATCAAACTGATCGTCTCTAACTATGATTTTACTTGCCCCAGTAGCTGTTTCTTTAACTTTATAAACCTCATTCATGTAGGTCTTATAATTAAAGTAAAGCACTTGTATTACGTTAGAATCTCTATTACCCCTATCATTAGAAGTAGTTGCATCATATGAACCGTAATTTTGCGCTCCTTGTCCTTGTATCTTTTTTAGCTCGTCTTCTGTTAAATCTGGGAACTGCTTTTTAAGCTCGTTTATAGGAACAAATTTAACCTCTCCCGCATAATATATATCTTGGAAATAAGGATCCTCCGTATAAGAATAAACTAAATAAGCTGGATCAACATAATCGACTGTAACCCCTGTGGACTCCGTAAAATTATTCTTTACAGCTCCAATTCCTAATGTGGTTAAATCGTAATAAGTTCTTTTCTTTGTTAGGTCGTATTTGTTTTCAGTAAACATTGTATTTAAAGCCTCCTCTTCAGCAATTTCAATACCCTGCTTATAACTTAGTTGCATGTGAATATCTAATTCCTCTTCAGAGTCAGGTAGCTTTTCAGGTGGATTCTCAAATAAGTTGATACCAAACTGTTCTTGTGCAAAGTTATTTAGCTCCGCTGTCTGTATGTCTCTAATAATAGATTCCATATAAGCTGTTCTCTTACTAACTCCATAAGGATCCTGAGAGTAGGCATTTATATCAAACGATCTATCAGATACACCGTTAACCACTATATCAACAAACTTAGCTAGAATAGGTACAGGCTTCCAGTCTAAGTTCAAATAAGATAAATCCCCGTTAATAGAGAGTTCGTCTTTGTATTTTTGAACCGGTTGCTCACCTCTTGCGTATAATCTTAAGTTATGAAAAGTATTTTGGTTGCTACTATAGCGAGTTGACCCGGAGTTACTAGAGAACCATTCATTTTGAATTGCTCTACCAACCTGTAACCCATAGTCTAGTGACATTTTTTCTGTGTCACCCACTACTTGGCTTGGGAAAAAACTATTTATTGCATTCTGCGCCATATTATCATTTTATTATTTTTGATGAGTTTCCGTCATGCGTGTATTTAGCAAATCTTAAGCTAACTGTTGGTTTCTGTAATTTTGCACTTGGTCTGTATAAGTCTTTATGACAAGCCATTACAGCTAATCCTGAACTTATGGCTGCATCAAACTTAGTTCTATTATTAATGTCAAACTTAGACCAGTCGTTTAATGTTTCATTAAAGTACATAGTCCCGTAATCACCAGTTTCATGGTTAAGACCAACATGACTATCAATATACATTTCGATAGCAGCAGCGTGAGCCTGCTTGATGTCTTCACTTGAATTTGGAATCCCACCAATTTCCTTTTCTGTTATTGATAACTTGTTCCAAAGCTTATCTGGTCTATTCATAGAATACCCTCTATAGCCTCTTCTTTTAAAGTAATACAATAATCTAGGTTTATTATTCTCGCACAATATTGGCATTCCGTAGAATACACAAGCCATTAAAACATCTTCAAAGAATATCTCTGCTGTTTGTGGTCTTGCTACATATTCTAAAAAGAATGTACTAGGAGGTGCATCCTCCATACTAAACTTCGTTAAACCGTGTAATGCTCCTTTGGATCCTCTTCCATCGACTGTTCCTGATATATCATAACTATCACAACCAAAAGCACCCATATGTTCATTACCAGGCCACCTAACTCCGTTTTTTATTAATTGTTTGTTTTGTAAATTATAACTAGGTGTCCAGGTTACTAAAAACCTTCCCTGTGGATTAGGTGAAAAAAGAACTTTTGAATCTTTAACTCCATGCTCCCATTGGAAACTACCTCTTGTTACAACATTACTGTTAGCTAGATCCTCATTATAATCTATCTGCTCGTATATTTTCGCTAAATTAAATATACTGTTTTTCGTTTCATCTCTAAAAGCATGCTCCTCCGTACGTGGAAACT